AATGTAGATGAATTCCATACACCAGGATATAATGGAGTAATTAAGGATACTAATTTTATTTTTGATAGAAATACTGTCACAACTACTACTGGTTTGTTAATGATTCGTAGGAGTGAGTTCCAAACGGATTTATCTGCTAGTGGAAAACTCGCTATAGAAAGAGATCCAGTAGACCCAAGAGGTTCTTCTGCTGGAAGAGCTACTAATGATGCTTCATTCTTTTCTTATGGTGAAAACTTAGATATTGATACAAAAACTTCTACAATGGTATTTGATGGAAGTTTATCAATTGTTCCTGTTCCTGGAAAACGAAAAGATGGTACTGTCGTAAACAGTGCAGATGCATGGAGTGGTGGTATTCATCCAGATTATACTGGAAGACAAAATGATCCAAACACTGGAGACTTTAATAATTCCAGACTGACAATGGTCGGTATTAACACATACATTCCAAGATGTCTTCTGGACCTCGGTGCTTCGTCACCATCCATGAACTCCTATATGATTCTCCCAACACTTGATCAGACAAGTATTAACATTGTTCAGGGATTGTGGGCTAATAGTGGAAATCAAGGACATGATAATGCTCAGAGATTAACTCCAAATGGTGTACCTCAAGGAGCAATTCTTTATAATTCTACCACAGATAATGTTCAAGTTAGAAATACTGCTAATTCATTCAGAAATCTAAATCCTATTGTCGCATTCGGTAGAGTTGAAAACGGAACTCTTCAGACTGGAAGTTTCAATGTTTCTACTTATACTAATCCAGGAGGAACGAGGACACGAATCACCTTTGATAATGCACTTCCAAATGCTAACTATACCGTTATATACAATAATGAAAATGATGGAACTAATCAGACTAATATAAGCAATGCAATTTCAGCTCAACAAACCGGTTATTTTGAGATTACTTGGGGAAGTCTAACTAATTTAAATTGGTTTTTCTCTGTATTACAAGTATAAAGGATTGACAAGACTCTAAAACTCATGTAGACTACCTTTGTCTGGGTTGAAGATGAGAGTCTAAGCCACTTTGAGAACCGTCTACTGGGTCGCACCAGGGACGGTTTTCTGCTATAATACATGTATTGAGACGGAGGGCACTTGACCATCACTTTGCGACCCCATCAACGTGAAGCAGTCAATGCGATGTGGCAGAACAACAAAGGTCAGGTGATCATTCCTACGGGTGGTGGCAAGACTATCTGCATGATTGATGATGCCATTACTAACATGGAAGTCAGGCATCATGGGCAAACTTTTGTTGTTGTTGCTCCTCGTATTCTGCTTGCCGAGCAACTTTGTTCTGAGTTTCTTGAGTTGGTTTCTCCTTCTCATAATGCTCACATTCTGCACGTTCATAGTGGAGAGACTCATCATTTCTCTACTACTAAGTCGGAAAAAATTCATCTGTTTGCTAACACTGCACGGACTGCTGGTGAGAATGTAATCATCTTCACCACCTATCATTCTCTGCACCGTGTTATGGAAGCAGACATTGAAGTCAACACCATTTATTTCGATGAAGCGCATAACTCTGTCCAACGCAATTTCTTCCCTCCCACGGAGCATTTTGCTGTTGTTGCTGACCGCTGCTATTTCTTCACTGCTACTCCTAAGCATTCTCTGTCTGTTTTCAAACCTGGCATGAATGATGCTGAGGTCTACGGTAAAGTCATCTGCAACGTTCCTGCACCTAAACTGGTAGAAGAAGGTTATATTCTTCCTCCTAAGGTTGTTGTCAAGCAACTGGATATGGTTCAGGACAAGCAGATGATTGCCGATCGTGATTCTCAGAATCTGATTGACACCATCGATGAGAATAGTCTTGATAAGATTCTTGTTTGTGCCCGTTCTACCAAGCAGATTGTCAAACTGCTTGCCGAATCTGACTTCCGTATGGAGCTGGCAGAACGTGGTTATTCTTGCATGTATATCACTGCCAAGACTGGCGGTGTGATTGACGGTCAGAAAGTCAATCGTGAGGTGTTTTTTGACACTCTCAATGCCTGGGGCAAGGATCCTTCCAAGAAGTTTGTGGTTCTGCACCACTCTATTCTGTCTGAGGGTATTAACGTCAGTGGTCTTGAGGCAGTGTTGTTCATGCGGAACATGGACTACATCGGAATCTCCCAGTCAATCGGTCGTGTGATCCGTCTGGGTGGCACTCAGAAGACCTTTGGACTGGTCTGTGTGCCCGTCTATGATAAGGTGGGTATCAGCACTGCCAAGTCCGTTCAAGCGGTCGTTGACACCGTTTTCCAGCAGGGTCAACCTGCAATCTCTGTTGTTCGTCGTTGAATCATGAAAACTACACTCGACTTGGTTCAAGAGCTTCGTTCTCTGCCTGATACAATTTATGAAAATTTTTGCAATCAGGCAAAGATGGTGGCACTGGAGTACCCTTCTGCACATGGAATCGACTGTTTTGCCCGTGGTGAAACAATTGAATATGGGTTCATTGATATTGTAGGACAACATATTGACTTAAAACCCAATATAAAAACAGATTTCAATGATCCTGATGGGGTTTATGCAGTAAAGCACCTTACTGACGTGAAAACGCAAGGAAATGGGTTTTTACCACGCAAAGACCAAAAAGCACTATTTTATTCCAAACAATGGGACATTAAGAAAACCGCTAGTGGTGCATCACAGTTTGAATCTAAGGCACACTCATATATTTTGATTGACCCTATTTGTGCACGTATTGCAGTGGTCGATACTAGTGTTTTCTATCGCAAACCATTCCGTACTAATTCTGCACGTATTTCATTCAGTGTGAAACCGCAGGATGTTTATATGATCTATGATGGTATTGCAAAGGTGATTGATACAAAAATTGTTCCTGATCCTAATGCAATCTATCGTGAGATTTGGAATAAGGCAGGCAATCGTCTGCAAGAGATGACCACTTTCTAAACCGTCCACCAGCACTCTGTGCTATAATTACACTGTAACCAAAGGAGACCACTCATGAAGTGCCAAGTCAAACTCTATGTTGCCGGAACCGTATTTACTGAGACTGTTCATGCCCGTGACTATCAGGAGGCACGTCAAGTCGCACTGGCACGAAATCCAAATGCAAAAGTTATGAGTGTGAATGCTTCTTTCTTCTGATGGGATTTCTTAAACCTCACATACAGAATCAGAGTCTCCTTGAATCAAAATTGGGAGATCCTGATGGGTATGTTTCTAATGATGGAATGTGGGCTGCTATTCCATGGGCAGGAAACAAAAAAGGGTTCTGCATTATACATAATGGTAGACAAGTGCACTCTGTAAAGACATATAAACAGGCACTTTCATATATTAAAAAGCAATCTAAAGTTAAACTCACATCCACTCTGGAGGATTTTCTATGACGGATAAACAACAAAAACGTCGTGACGCACTTGGATTGTTTTATGAAAGTGTTTTAAAACCAGATCATCAACTTCGTCAGTGTGCTCATAATCAAGAGTGTTTTCATGAGTTGATGGAGTGGAGAGAAGAAATTATTTGTTATCTGGATGAACGCAGAAATCAGGAGTTTCACTGATGACCGTTCAATATGTGTGGTTTTTAATTTTTGGAATTACTGCTTATGTGATAATTACAGATCCAAATGTAGCAAGAGCATTTGATTATGTTCTTAGGTTAGCAAATAATAATATTAGGCATCACTGGTGGTGGATGACTAACAATCCTGCAAATCCTGTGGTAAAATATATGATGTATCGCAAGAATCTTAAACTTGCTAAAGAATTAAGAACAAAGATTGATAAGTATTATGAGGAAAATCCTGATAAATAATAATGCTTTTGTTTGTGGTTATTCAGAAGCACAGTAAAGGGGTCGCAAGACCTCTTTTTTGATAAATAGTAATAACCACAAACAAAAAGCAGATGGAAGAATTTTTAGAAGGACTTCGCACGTTTGAGTGTCCTCCACCAGACCCTAGCGAAATAATAACTGAACCAGAGCAGTGGTATAAAGAACTTGGTATAGATGCTCCTTGTAAAGGTAGATTTTGGATTACAAACGGAATTGAGTCAAGAATAATCACGGGAAAAATTCCTGATGGTTGGTGGAAAGGAAGAAAAAAATTTAGTGATGAAACACGGGCGAAAATGTCTGCTGGGCACACAGGTAAATCTAAACCCAACGTATCACAAAGTAATAGAAGAAGAGAGGTTACAGAGGAAACTAGGGCAAAGATGAGAAAAAATCACAAGGGGACTACAGGAATGAAATTGAAAAGGAGAAAGTTGCAATAATATTAATCTATGGTAAAATAAATATTGATAAAGCAAAAATTACTATGCTTTCTACTCAATACCGTCTCCGTCTAGAATTCATTTGTAAATGTATTGCTAATGGAGAGGAAGTTAAACTGGATGATATGGTCTGGGCGCAGAAGTTATCTAAAGCAAATACTTCTGCAAGAGAAATGTTAAAAAAGGCAAGATACCTTGCTGCTAATCCTGACATACAGGAGGGCAGTATGGATGCTTTTATGGGTTCTATGGGATTAGGAGACCCCGACCCATCTAATTACAAAACGGGGTTTGATAGTGCGGATGAAATTGTAGATTGGTTCAAACAAGATAAACCTGAAGACTGGCGTCAAAGAGATTGATTATGAATTATGATTATCAAGTTATTGGTAAAGATGGTAAATTGCATAATTACATTTGGGATGATAAACAATCCAAAATGGTAGAGGGTAAAAGAGAAAAAATTATTCCCTGGTGGCAATTGCATCAAATTGCAAACGAATTAGGTGGAGAACTGAAAAGTTATATCATTCAGGATAGTCGTGGCAATATTACCAGAAAAATTTCAATCGAGTATACGGAAGAGGACTAATGCAAGCAGTAATCTATTCAAATGGAAGTCAAGAGTGTGAGAGAATGACATCTCTTCTCAAAACACTTGATGCACAAATCTTGGAG